TTGGGCCGTAGGATTTTTGATATAGTGAGCTTCGTCAACGACCACCAAATCAAAATTGGCAGAAATAACTTGCGATTCATCTTTTTTCTTAGTGTCATGAAAGTTTTTAATAATGTCGTAGTTTATGATAACAAAATCGTGTTCTGTACTAAAAGTTTTTCCTTCTGATATGAATATTGACCTGTCTGAATAATTTTCAATTTCTCGTTTCCAGTTAATCTTAAGAGTTGCGGGACAAATGATAAGAATCTTCTTTGCTCCCGTTTCTAATGCTGCGATGATTGTTGAAGTGGTTTTCCCCAAACCCATATCGTCCGCTAATATGAATTTCTTGTTTTCGACAAGTTTTTGGATTGATTCTTTTTGATGTTGGAGTGGGGGTCTGTGAGAATACTTTTCGTAATCTATGATAACATCTTTAACTGAATTGTCTTTTATAATTGCCGCTTTTGGTAACCAAAAATCGTGGAATTCCTCAGTTTCGAACACCTTACCCCAAATGTGAAATGCTTTTTCCGTATCACACAATAGTTTTTCAACCCATACTTTATCAGGTATTACTGTGTATAATTTATCATCGGCTAACTTTTTGGCAAAATATGCATCTAATATGACCCACTTCTTTGCAACCTTTGGTTGATTGTTATGGTTATTGATAATATACTCAGATTGGCTTCTTGTTGGATAGAATCTTTTATTTATTTGTGACTTTCGTTTGAGTTCAAGTAAATAGTTATTTCCACCTTCATAAGATTCCAATAGTGATAATGCTTTCGATTCTAGACTTACATCCATCTATAAGAAAAATATTTAACTAAAATATAGTTATAAACTGAGTATTTATCAACATATAGGTAATCATATAATATAATGGCAGAAAAGTTAGTTCCAATAACAAGATTAGGTAAATTCTTCGGTGCTGAAGATTATAGTTTAGATATCGGCATGGGAGAAGAATGGTTAATCGGTGACATGAATTTCACCATAGTACTTTACCGTATTGATAGAAGAAAGACAAAAACTGATGATGTATATGGAGAAGTGTTGGAAGATGGGATACAGTTTCTTGCACCTGTTGAATTAAAAGGATTAGTTCAAGTTATGGCTCCGACTAATAAAAATATTGGAACTTCTAAGATAGAACAACAAGAACCTGGTAATATGAAATTTAGTATCTATCAAAAAACTTTGGATGATATGGGTGTTGAAATATTTATGGGTGATTACATTGGATACTACGAGTCCGAAGACCGAGTTAGGTATTATTCTGTTGTCGATGATGGATTTGTAAAATCTGATAATAAACATACATATGGTGGATATAAACCTTTCTATAGAACTGTTATTGCCACTTATGTTAGTGAAAATGAATTTAGGGGAATATAATGAAAATTATTGTTAGGGAAACTCAGCTGGCTCGAATAGTTGAAAAGGTCACCAAAGAGAAAGTTATTTGTGATGAATGTGGTTGGTCTTGGAAATTATCTGAAGGAGGGAAAGACCCTTACATGTGTCATAAATGTGGACATGATAATTCTGAAAAATAAAAAAAGATGCCGTTACCAAAACAAGTTAAACCTACATTACCTTTAGTCCCAAAGAAAACTTTGTACGCAAGAAGAGAACAACTTCTTGAGTTTATAAACAAAGATGGAACTTATTTACCAAAGTCAGTATTACACGCTGATTTGGATAGGGGAATGTTGGATTTTGTCAAAGAAGATCTTAAAGTTGTGACAGCGGGAAAAATTATTCCGATGGTTGATATTATAATCACGACACAAAATTGGTCTCAATATGTTGAAACGGCTTTATTTACCAACTTGGATTTCAATCCTGAACCTCCATTCATAACTGTTGTTAGACAACCCGAAGTTAAGTACGGTACAAATCCGGCTTTACAATATACAATACCAAATAGAAAACAATTTTATTACGCTTCTGTACCAACTTGGAATGGTAATGAACAGGGTATGGACATTTACACAATCCCTCAACCTGTACCTGTTGATATTAATTATAGTGTAAAGATTGTGTGTAATAGAATGAGAGAACTTAATCAACTCAATAAAATTGTGATGCAAAAGTTTTCTTCAAGACAGGCATATACTTTTATCAAGGGTCAATATGTTCCAATTGTCTTACAAAATATATCTGATGAGTCACAAATGCAACTCGATGCAAGAAAATATTTTATTCAGACTTATGACTTCACTATGTTAGGTTATTTGATTGATGAAGAGGAATTTGAAGTTAAACCTGCGATTGCAAGAGTTGCTCAAATCATGGAATTAGATACTACCGTATTAAAAAGAAGAAGACCAAAGTTTCCTAAAAATCCCGATGAATTTTTATCCAACTTTTTATACATAGTTGGAAATAATACCTTAAGTGAAATTATTGATTTTAGAGCAAACTTATCTTTAATTAAATCAACCAATGTTGATAGTTTTGATGTGTATATAAATGGAGATTATTTTGGTACTGATGTTTCAGAAATTCAAATCACCACAAATGATATTTTAAGAATTGATGTTGTCAAAACTGACAACACTTTAGAATCTAACATTGAGTTCAAATCTCAGTTGGTTTAACCCTCACCATATATATCTTTTTTTTCTTTACAATTTTCTATTATAAGATTTTCTAAAAACTTATATATTTTTATCCCACGCTTTTCACAGTACTTTTTTAATATCTCGTGGGATTCAGGGGATATTTTGATATTCTTTATTTCTTTAGTTGTTTTCATAGGTAGAAAAAAGGGAGAATAAATTCATACTCCTTACAAATAGATATTAAAAAGTCAAGTTTTTTCACATAGATATGAATATTTATCATTAAAATAAATTTGCTAACAATAATTTTGAACTATGTTTTTTCAAGCAACACAAGTAAATCAAAAGGTATACGTATCACCTGGAGTATATACGTCTGAAACTGACTTATCATTTGTGGCTCAAAGTGTAGGTGTGACTACGTTAGGTTTAGTCGGGGAAACAATCAAAGGTCCCGCGTTCGAACCTATCTTCATCACGAACTACGATGAGTTTCAATCATATTTTGGGGGGACTGAACCTACAAAATTTATAAACACACAAATCCCTAAGTATGAGGCGGCATATATTGCAAAGTCTTACTTACAACAATCTAATCAACTTTTTGTTACAAGAATTTTAGGTTTATCGGGTTATGACGCTGGACCATCTTGGAGTATTAAGGTAACTGCGAATGTTGACCCATTAACCGTAGGTCTTAGTCCTGCAACTGGTACAACATGGAGTGCAAATTTCACAGGTTCATCTACAGGAAATACTATAGAATTTGTTGGCGGAGCACTTCCTCCAATAGTTGATGCGTACATCAATAATCAATATAGATTGAATGGTGGTACATCAACTTTAGGATTGGATTTTACATCGGAACTTGTAGATGTGGCACTGACCCCATCTTTATCTGCTAACACTACTGTTGTATATGGAGCTCTTCCTGAAAGTGATTATTATACCTTAACCGCAACTTATTCAAACGTTATTAATAAGTATGATTGTGATACAGTTAATATTGCAACTAACGACTTGTCATCTGATGCAAATGACCCATGGTATTATGCCAACTTTGATATTACATCAGGAAATGCTTATTCAGGATATTCATTCTTTTATTATGTTTCTTCTTTAACAACAGGGTCATCCTCAACATTCTCTGGTACAGTATCAGGTAGTATTTACACTTATTCAGGGACAGCGTATTCTGAATACAACAACATGGTTGTTGCAACTTTACGTTCAAGAGGTATATCTTTATATACTAATAGTACTACAAGTGATAACCACGGACCAATTTATGAGGTTAGTGGTTTAACTGATTTACAATTAGTATGTACCGAACAATATTCAGGAGTCACTCAGTCTCCTTTTGAGTCATTCTTAATTTCAGGTGTTACAAAAGACAACGACAATTTCTCTTTTGAAACATCTATGTCTGCATCTTCTCCTAAGTATATAACAAAAGTGCTAGGAGTTGATAACTTTGGTAAATCAAGAAATGAAGTCCCAGTATATGTTGAAGAAATTTATCCAGGAACTTTAGCTTACGCATACAATCAAGGATATATTCGTGGTTTAGATTGTGATTTGATTGCACTTGAAGGAGCTAGAAGTCAAGATCCACAATCAATCGCATACAATGTAACTCAGTATAAGTCACCAAGTACACCTTTCTTAGTGTCTGAACTTAGAGGTAATAAGGTCTATAACTTATTCAAGTTTATATCAATTTCCGACGGTAACGCAGCAAACACAGAAGTGAAAGTTTCTATCACCAACTTATCATTCAATAATATGACATTTGATGTGTTAGTAAGAAATTTCTTTGATACTGATGCTAACCCTGTGGTAATTGAGAAATTCACTAACTGTAACATGGACCCTAATTCAAACAATTTCGTTGCTAAGAAAATCGGTTCAAGTGATGGAGAATATGCTTTGATTTCACGTTACATAATGGTTGAGTTAGCTGACGAAGCACCAATCGATGCAATTCCTTGTGGTTTCTACGGTTACACTCAAAGAGAATACGCTTCAGTAAGTAACCCTTCACCAGTTCCAATTTTCAAAACAAAATATTATTTTCCTGGTGAAGTTATCTACAACCCTCCATTTGGAGCACCAACCGATGTAACTGAATCTTCAGGAGATATTGTTAGAAGAAGTTATTTAGGTTTCTCAAGTCAATTTGGAATTGATGATTCATTCTTACAATATAAAGGAACACAAAATCCTTTGAATTGGGTAACATCTCCACTTCCTGTTGAAGGGTCACCATGGAATTATTTAAGTAAAGGTTTCCACATGGATTCAGGAGCGACAGTAGTAACACTTGGTAACTCAGTCTTAACCAGTGGTCAAACTGCATTTGAATGTGGTGTTGCTGACTTCACAAGAGACCCTGAAACTCAAGAAAATCCTTACTACTTCATTTATTCAAGAAAATATACTATATGTTTTGCTGGAGGTTTTGATGGATGGGACATTTACAGAGAGTTCAGAACTAACGAAGACAGATTCCAATTAGGAGCGACAGGTTTCTTAGCAGGTGCATCACCTTCACCAAGATATCCAAACGCAACAGGTACAGGATTATTCAAAAGAATTGTTGTTGCTAACAATACTCAAGATTTTGCTAACACCGATTACTACGCTTACTTACTCGGTATCTTGACATTCGCAAATCCTGAATCAACTAACATCAACGTATTTGCAACATCAAGTATTGATTATGTGAACAACTCTAACCTTGTAGAAGAAGCTATCGACATGGTACAATTCTCAAGAGCGGATTCAGTTTACATCGCAACTACTCCTGATTATCAAATGTATACTCCTGACGCAACTAATCCACAGGATATTATTTATCCTCAAGAAGCGGTTGACAACTTGGATAATACAGGTATTGATTCTAACTACACGGCTACTTATTATCCTTGGATTCTTACAAGAGATACTGTTAATAACACACAAATCTATCTTCCACCAACAGGTGAAGTTTGTAGAAACTTGGCATTGACAGATAACATCGCATTCCCTTGGTTCGCTTCAGCGGGTTACACAAGAGGTCTTGTTAACTCAATCAAAGCAAGAGTTAAATTGACTCAAGAAGACAGAGATACTTTGTATCAAGGTAGAATCAACCCAATTGCAACATTCTCTGATGTGGGAACTGTAATTTGGGGTAACAAAACCTTACAAGTCGCTGACACAGCACTTAACAGATTGAACGTAAGAAGATTGTTACTTCAAGCTCGTAAGTTGATTTCAGCAGTAGCGGTAAGATTGTTGTTCGAACAAAACGACCAAATCGTTAGACAACAATTCTTGGATAGTGTTAACCCTATCTTAGATTCAATCAGAAGAGACAGAGGTCTTTATGACTTTAGAGTAACAGTTTCTTCTTCACCTGAAGATTTAGATAGAAA